ACATGCAACGTCCTCTCGACTGGGGGAAGAGATGCCGGCCGCGGCGCGGCCGGCCGCGAGCATCAGAGGTAGATCACCTGCGCGAACCGCTGGCCGACCGCCTTCGTCGCGTCCGGCAGTGCGTTGCCCTGCAGCCCGATCTCGCCGAACTGGTCGGCGATGAGCGAGATGGCGCCGTTCGGCGACATCGCGACATCCCAGATGTCGACGATGGTCCGCGGCCCCACCTGGTCCGCGCTCGAGACGAAGCGCATCGCGCCGCGCACGTTGCCGTTCGAGAGCGCATGCACGATCGCCGAGGAGAGTGCCGGCACGGAGCCGCTCCACGTCACCACGTCGGCATTGGCGACCGTGCCGCCGGCGAGGAACGTGATGAGGCCGGCGTCCGAGTCGACGGTGTAGTCCGTGCCCAGGACGAACGTCGTGCCGCCCTTTTTCACGCTCGTGACCGTGATCTTCTTCTTGCCCGTGTCCAGCGCGAAGCCGAGCGCGACCGTGCCGAGCGCCGAATCGGTGGCGGTGCTCGAGGACTGCGTGAACGTGCCGACGTCGCCGAGCAGCGCGATCGCGACGTTGTTCGGGTCGAACTCGTCGAGCGTGAGATTCACTTCCGCCTTCGTCTCGGTGATCGCCCGCTGGATCGTGGCGCGCGCGGCGTCCATCGAGGACTTCTTCTCGATCGTCGTGATGGCGGGATTCACTTCCAGCTTCGACACGTTGCCCAGGTGCCGGAAGCCGGCGAACGTGTTGTCGAGGTTCCGGCGGTTGAAATAGACGACGCCGGAACCGACGAGGATGTTGTTGCCGTCGGGGGTGCTCACTTCTCACCTCCGGTCGAGGCGACCGCTTCGGCGGCGCCGATCTCGATCAGGTGATCGGCCGTCGGCACGTCGAGCGACAGCACCGTGCCCTTCGTGACGGGCTTGTCCTGGTGCGTGTGCGTCTCGCTCGTGATCCGCACGGCCTTCGTTGCGGGGGTCATTGTTTGAGCTCCTGGTTGTCAGTCTTGGTGGTGAACTTCACCGTGAAGAGCTGCGACGCGTGTCCGAACTCGAGGTCGAGTGCATCGAGATCCCACGTGGTTTCGATTTCGTCGATATCGCGCGCGAGGCCGTTGAAGGAACCGGCCGCGCACATGATCGCCGTGCCATGCGCGAGCAACGGCTCGAGCAGCTCCTCCGGGTCGTCGCCGGCGACCCAATGATCGAGCACGACGTGCAGATGGCGATCCACCACCGGCGCTTTCGCCGAGGCGCTGTTCTTCTTCGGCTGCTCCTTCGCCCGCCCCACCATCGTGACCGGGGCGGTCGGCATCGCGTCGCCGTCGAGCGGCATGGAGGTGCGCCGCCTGATGACGAGCCCCGCCGGGAAGCTCGGCGCCGCCGTATCGGCGAGCGCCGTCCGAATGGCGGCCATGAGATCCGAGCGCCGGGTGGCCATCAGGCCTTCACCACCCAGGCGCACGTGACCGCGCCGTCCGCGTAGTCCTTCGGCCGCCGGCGATCGCGCACCTTCATCGCGACGCCGTCGACCGTCAGCGCGCTCCCGATCACGAGATCCGGGAAGCGCGCCGTCGGGAACGTCAGCAGGATCCCCTCGCCGATGACGCCTCGTTCCATGCCCGACAGCACTTCCATATCCTCCACGTCCTTGAATCCCTTCCCGGACGCGGTGCCGCAGACGATGTCGACGCTGGGGAAGTCGTCGAACATGGTGTCGAGGTCGTCATCAAACAGGGTCACGCGCCGGCGCCCTCGGCCGCCTTCGCGTCCGCTTCGGCTTGCGCTTCCGCGGCCTTGATGGCCTCGTCGATCGCGCCGAGCATCTGCGCCTTCGTGAGCGACTCATCGAGCGTGACGCCGAACCCTTCGGCGGCGAACGCGATGAGCTCGAGCTTGTTCATCTTGTCGATCGGCTTCTCCGGCACGAACGCCGGATCCGCCGGCGCGGCCTCGTCGAGCGGCGTCAGCGCGCCGTCAGTCACGAGCTGCTGCACCGCGGCCGACGCGGCGACCGTGACCTCGATCGCCACGTCACCCGGCGTCGCGTTCGCGTCGACGCCGGGGATTCCCTGCACGCGCCAGTTGGCGCGGAACATCGCCTTCGCCATCCGAGCTCCTGCGTGAGGATCGCCGCCGCTTACGCGACGGCGTTCGTGAAGAGGTAGCCGCAGTCGGAGGCGGCGATCACTTCCTGGACCGACTCGCCAACGCGGACGCGCGTGCCGCCGCGGAGGCCGATGTCGGGATCCTGCCGCGTGCCGGCGATGCGCGAGCCCCACGCCGCGGTGAACCCGAACGTGATGCCGCCCTGCGTCGGGCTCACCACCTGCGGGTTGATGTGCAGCAGCGCCGCGTGCTTGCCCCACGCGCGCGCGACCGTGGCCGTCTGGCCCTTCTTCGCCGTGTTCACCCACGCTTCGCCGACGAGGATGTCGTCGAGGCCGAAGAGGCGGGCGATGAAGTCGAGCGGCACGATGCCGGTGTCGCCGAGCGTCCCGTTGAAGGCCTTCAGGATGCGCGGGTTCATCTGCAGCTGCGTGGCCGTCGCGCGGCCGAGCACCGCGACGTTCGGGCGGGCGAGCATGCCGTCCATCGCCGTCATGATGTCCGTGATCGGATCCGAGGGGGTGTTCGAGGCGTCGCCGCGGTAGGACCACTGGGCGTTGCCGGAGAGCGTCGACTTGTTCGCCGCCGGGTAGTTGCCCGAGCCGAAGATGAGATTCGCGACGCGCACTTCGCGATCGAGCATGATGAGGTCCGTCAGGATCTCGGTCGACCGGCCCTGCGGGTCGATCGGTGCGCCGGGCACCGCGCGCGCGGCCTCGACGTCGTAGTTCGGGATCGGATCCTCGAGGCCATAGTCCTTCGTGGCATCGGTGGTCTCGGTGGCCGACCAGTCGATCTCGTTCGGCTTGCCCTTGCGACCGACGAGCGTCGACGGGACGGTGAAGGCGTCGGCCGTCGTGTACTTGTTGTACTTGAAGACCGGGCTGCCGACGGGGATGCGCGGCAGCACCGCATCCGCGATGAGCTTCGCGTTGCGGTGAGCCAGCGCGATGCTCGTCAGGTACGGTTGGATGACGAACGGAGCGGGGGTGCTCATGGAAAGTGTCTCGGAGTTGAAGAAGCGGAGAGCGGCGGCCGGCGCGAAACGCCGACCGCCGCGGGACCGTTACGGCGTGGTGAGCTGACCGAAGCCGAGCATGCAGTCGATGATGTCGCCGGCCACACCGGACCGAAGCGCCTTGCCGATGTACTGCGCCTTCGTGCCCGTGGAGGGCGCGCAGGTGACGGCCTTGCCCGCCGAGTCCGACGTCAGGTAGTCGCCGCGCGTGACCGTGCCACCGCAGATCACTTCCGCGATGTCGTCGTGGATGACGTCGACGCGGTCACCCGACGCCGACGCCACTTCGGTGGAGACACCGATGAGGCCATCGCTCGAGGCGGCGGCCGCGACCACCTGGAAGTCGGCGGTGTCGAACTTCACGATCGTGCGCGCGGGGATCGCGCCGCCGGCCGTGTACGTCTTGATGAGATCCGGATTCGGCATGTTACTTGGCCTCCTCGGCCGTGATGTGGGCGACGGCTTCGGCCGCCGACACCCGGCGCCCGGCCTTCGCTTCGTCGTCGATGTAGCGCGCGGCCTTCGCCGCGACGTTGCCGGCTTCGGCCATCTGCTGCGCTTCGGTCTTCACCGTGGCGGCCGGCGTTTCCTTCGCGGGATCCGGCGCGGCCGCGAACGGCACCGCCGTCGGCGCGTCGGCCTTCAGATCGGCCTTCGTCTTCCCGAGCTTCGCTTTCTCGGCGGCGAGGACCTGGACGGCCGCTTCCGGGCCGGTGGTCGTGCCGTCGAAGGCGAGCGTCTGGATCAGCGCGTCGTGCCCGGGCATCGCCTGGGCCATGACGCTCTGGATGCGCGTGCGCTCGGCGGTCGCACCGTCGGCCTTCGCCGTCGCCACCGCCGCCGTGACTTTCGCCTCGGCCGCCGCACGCTCGGTCTGGACCGCCGCGGCCACCGCCGCGTCGATCTTCGCCTGGACGTCGTTGTCGGACATGGAATTCTCCTGCGTGAGATGAGAGGGCGCGGCAGCACCGGCCGCGGGGAGAGCGGGTCGAACGGGGCGAGCGGGCACTGCGGGACCTGCAACGGGCGCGGCACCGGCGGACACCGCCGCGGCGCTGCGTGAGGAACTCATCATGGGCTTGAGCGGGATCGTGCCTGCGCGCAGCTGCGCGACCACCTGGTCGACGGAGGCGATGCCATCCGCCAGACCCGCATCGACGGCCTGCTGGCCGAAGAAGATCCGGCCGTCGCCCATCTGCGTATGCGCGACGTCGCGGGATTCGAGCCCGCGATTCGTTGCGACGCCATCGAGGAAGACGTTGTAGATGTAGTCGACCTGCGCCTGCATCGTGTCGCGGCCTTCGGGCGAGAGCGGCGCGTACTGGCTCACGATGCGCTTGAACTTGCCGGCCGCGATCTCGGTGGTCTTCACGCCACGCTGCGCCTGCGCGCCGCTGACATCGACGTGCGTGGCCACCACACCGATCGAGCCGAGCTGCGTGAGGTCGCTTGTCGCGAACACCGCGCCGGCGGCCGAGCCGGCCCAGTAGGCGGCGCTCGCCATGATGCCGTCGGCGATCGCGGCCGTCGGCTTCTGCGCGGCCGCGTCGGCGATCGCCGCGGCCAGCTCCTGCGTGCCGTCGACGGCGCCGCCAGGCGAGTCGATCACGAGCGCGATTGCGCGCACCATCGGGTCGGCCACGGCCGCGCGCACCGCCTGCGTCATCATCTGCGTGCTCACGCCACCGGAGATCTGCGCGAAGAGATTCATCTTCTTCGCCATCACGCCCGACATCTCGATGATCGCCACGCCGTCGACGACGTCGTAGCCAATCGGCTCGTTCTTCATCGACTTGCCGGTCGCGGCCTCGATCACCGAGAGGTCGATCTTCTCACCGCGCAGATGCGTGGCGTAGATCTCGTCGATCTCGGCCTTCTTCTGCGGGATGATCGCCCAGGGTTCGGTGAGGACGTCGAGGATCTTCATGCGCGCGCTCCTTTCTTCGGCGCCGCCGGCGCCGTCTCGAGGTCCGTGCCGCCGTCGCCGGCCGCGACTTGGAGCGCGGCGGCTGTGCGCGAACCGGCGGGCGGAGACTCCAAGCCCGCCTTGCGGCGCATGTCGGCTTCCCGCACCTGTTGGCGATGCGTCTGGTCCCAATCGCCGCCCGTGAGCTCGGCCGTCTCGCGCGCGCGATCGCTGACGCCAATCGCGATGCGTTCGCCCGCGGCGTTCACTTCCTTGAGCGGATCCACCTGCGGCATGGCGTCGCCGTTCCAGCGCGAGCCGCAATACGCGCGGCGCAGCATCGGATCGGTGAAGAACCCGGGCGCGGCGATGCGGCCGCCGGCGACGCCTTCCGCGAGCCACTCCTCATAGACCGGCTGGCAGAACGACGTCACGAGGAACGTGCGGCGCACCTTGTAGACCTTCCACGCCTCGACCATCGCCGCGCGCGCCGCGGTGTAGCTCGCGGTGAAGTGGCGAATGAGCACTTCGAAGGGGATCTCCAAGCCCATGCCGATCTGCCGCACGCACGCCTGGAAGAACGGATCCATCTCCGGGTTGGGCCGGCCGGGCGTCGCCGTCTGGATTTCTTCGCCAGGGATGAGATCCACGATCGCGCCGTTGCCCATCGTGATGTCGGGCTTCGCCACGCTGCCGGGCGCCGCGGGCGCGCCGGTGATCTGGCCCTCGAACCCGCCGCGCTCGCTCTTCACGAAGACGGTGAAGAGACTCGACACCACCGACGCCATCACTTCGTTGTCGATGAAGCGCCCGACCTGCTTGATGAGCTCCATCACGGGCGAGAGGAACGGCACGCCGCGCGACTGGCCGGCGCGGAGCCGCACGAAATGCAGCAGCGCGTTCCGTCGGCGCGTCTTGCCGCCGACGGCCGTGATCTCGTCCCACAGCAAGCCGGTCGTGTTGTTGAAGGCGCCCGGGTGCGTGCGCAGCACCTGGTAGCCGATGGCCATGCCGTTCTCGTCCATCAGCACGCCGCCGGCCTGCGTCTTCGTGTCGGGCGAGAAGTTCTTGTTGCAGAGGCGATCGGCCTCGACGACCTGCACGCGGAGATCGTAGACCGAGCCCGGGCGCGCGATCATCGGAAGCAGCGTCAAGCAATCGCCGTTCTCGAGCATCGAACCGAAGACGAGCGCCTGCAGCCCATAGAAGTCGTCGTGCGCCGTGATGTCGCAGTCCTTCGACTCCGCCCACAGCTGCCACTCGCGCTCCGTCGTCTCCTGCCACGCCGCCGCTTCGTCATCGGTCCAGCCCAAGAACTTCGCATCGACCATCGACTGCAGCGTGAGGCCGGTCCCGATGACCGAGGTCACGGTGCCGCGTACCGCGCCCGTCGCGAGTGGAATGTTTCGGATCGCATCGCGCGAGTGCTTCCGCTGTTCGCTGAGCGTCGGCAGCAGATCCGCGTTCGCGTCGCCGCTCGAGGTCTGCCACCCGCGCATGCCGCGGCGTGTGATGTCGCCCGCGACGTAGGGCGCCAACGCATCGAACCGCGCGCGCGCATGCAAACGCCGAAGCGCCATCTCCGGGGAGATGACGCTGATCAGGCGTTCCAAGCGCGAGAGCGCGGGGGAAGCTGTCGTCACGCGGCGGAGAGATAGGAGAGGATGACGAGCGCATCGCCGCCATTGCCGCCCGCGCCGCCGGCGCCACCGGTTCCGCCGGCCGTCTTGCCTCCGCCACCGCCGCCACCCGCGCCGCCGCCGCCATACCCATTCGCGTTCGCGCCATCCTGGCCCTTCGCGCCCGCGCCGCCAACGTTGCCCGGACCACCGTCGCCGCCCTTCGCCTGCACCGTCTGGAGGCCGAGGCCGAGAATGTCGCAGATCGCGGTGAACGTGCGCGCGGTCGCAGCGGTCGTGCCCGACGCGGCGACGGCGGCTGCGGGCGAGAGGGCTTCCGACGTGCGCGGCAACGGAGACGGCGCGCCAGATCCGCCGCCGCCGCCGTTCGTGTTCGCGGCGCCCGCCGTGCCCGTGAAGCCGCCGTTCTGCGTATTCGCGTAGTCGCCGATCAGGAAGTTCGACTGCGAGTTGTTGAGCGTGCCGTCACCTGCAGGGCCGGCGG